GTTCTTTGATCTGTGTAAGGTGGAGATATTCTTCTATTTATAAGATCACTACCAGATTTTTTAATTATTCTATTGTACTGTGACGTAACGTTTTGGAAACCTAATATAAACCAACCTAGTACAGAGTTTTGTTGAGACGAAGTCATATCAGGTCTTGCTGATTGCTGCGTAGACTCTGCTACTATTTGAAAATCTTCAAAAGCTTTTGTCTCTGCTTCTTTTTGACTTAGCCCTTCACTTAAATATTTATTAACTCTATTTCTGTAGAAAGTTGCACCACCAGAAGCAATAGCCATACTATCAGATATTTGAGTTGGCGTAAATCCTAAAGCTAATAATCTTTTTATTATAGCTCTAATAGGTTGTTTTGATTGAGCAGCGTAACTAGCTATATCTTGGTAATTAACATCCATTGTTAAACCGCCACGTCTTTGCTTTAACATGTCAGAGTTAAATATCATGCTCCAGTCTTTCCAATATTGTTTTTGATTTGCAAATGCTTTAGCCGCGGCAAATATATTGTTGTCTTCAAAATTTAAAAAGTTAACAATAGATAATTGCTGTAATATAGACGACCTCATGTTAAAAAACATTACACCACCAATAGAAGCTTGTAAATAATCTAAAAATCTATTTACTTGTTTATTAGTACCTGTTGGTCTTCTAGTTCCAGTACTAATTCTAAAGATCATATCTTCTAAAGCTTCTCTTACGTTTTCACCGTAAATAGCTTCTATCTTGTTTAAGTTTTCTTTACTAAATATTTCATTGACATTATTATTGAAATCTACAAAAAATGGCTCTCTATTAACTCCGTCAGTAGCTTGTATTAAGTCAGTTCTTATATCACCAATTTCCCACTCTTCAGTTGGCTTAACATAATTTTTTTGCCTTGATATAGTATTAACAGCTTCTGCAAAAGATCTCATTGCTTGGTCGTTTCTAACTATAGCGACTAATAAATCTTGATCAGACTTGCTTAAACCAGGTATATCATAACCAGCTTTATTCCACAAATAAACTCTTATAGCATCCGCATAAGTATAATCGTCTTTTGTTTCTTTTATACTTTCGTTTAGTCGTTTTTTTACTTCAGGATTTAGTTTTTTTAAGTTTTTAAAATCATTTGCTATAGCTTGTTTAGCAGCATTTAATTCTCTAAAAGCTCTGTTTAAAGGTCTTATTAAAGATTTTTCAAAAAAGTCTCTATGTCTATTACCTTGCTCACCTTTGCCTAAAAAATTGTATAATAAACCTACAAAATCCTCATGCGATGGTGGTATAAAAAATCTAAACTTACCTTTATCTCTACCTCTTTTCCTACCTTTTACAGCGCTAAATCTTTTGTTAGCGTCTATACCGCTAAGATCTTCTAGTATATTGTTAAAATCACCACTCAGACCTTCACTAAAATTAATTTTTGCTTGTACAACTTTAGACTTTATATCTAACTGATCTAATATATTTTTAACAGCCTTTACATTTGGTAGCGCATCATCAACAAAATACATGTCGTTATAACCTTCTGCAAATTTGTTTAACATCCAAAGAGCTTTTGCTTCACCAGTACTGTTACCCAGCCCCGTTATATTTTCCATAGGTATGTTTATACCTTGAGTTTTTAACCAACCGTGTATTGCAGTGTCACTTTCTTGCATACGAGCTGTTAACACAAACACATTGCTAGGGCCATACTTGCTTATTTGGTTTTTCATTTTTTGTAACAAAGGACCTTCAGTACCACCTCTTACATTAACAAAATCTTTAAAATCAAAAGTATAACCTTCTTCCATTAACTTAGGACCTTGTATAGGCCACTGACCACTACTAATTTTTATAACATCATTGCCTTTAGTGGCTGTAATAAAATTTTTACCATCAATAATCAACGTTTCATCAAAATCAAAAGTACTCATGCCTCTTGATTTTGTATTTTTATTATAACCTCTAGCTTGAGTAGCAGCGTTAGAAAAATTTTGTCTCTGCGTAGACTCAGAAAATAAAGCTTTATTAGCTCCTTTGGCATTAACATTAAACATTTTTGCAAAAGTTGTTTTACCATCTAAAGCTACTATTGAGTTAGGGTCAATACCAACGCCGTCTGTATTAAAAACTATTTCGTTAAAGTATCTTTCCCACCAGTTATTGTCAAGAACACTCCAATTATCTGGCATACGCTTTTGTAAACTATAACCTCTAGCAGTTCTTGCTTTAGTTAATTTTTTATCCATAGCTTTGTCTAAAACTATTAGCTTATAGTTTTTAATAACAAGATCGTAACCAGCCTTAAAATCAACACGGTCATCTAATATGCTATTCATTAAATATAAATAAGCAGCTGTAGCAGGCATAGCGTGTTCAAACTCTATTTTATCACCTGTTATTTTTAAAGAGTAACCAGCTATTTGAGCACCAAGCCTGTGCCATGATTTTTTATCGTTTGCAGTAAGCTTTAAATAAGTTCCTATAGCGATAGCAGCTCCACCTGTTTCGTCTTCTGTTATTGCGGTGTTAAAACGCTCCCACATAACTCTATGTATTAAAGCTATGTCTTTGTTCCATTTATTTATTCTTTTTGTATCTGCAAGCTTTGTTCTATAACTTATTTTAGTACCAAATATTGTTCCGTAATTTTTAACAATATCCCAATTTGCTTTTTGTATTACCTTACCTTTTTCGTTTTTAATTTCAACTGGTTTACCAAACACGCTGTCGTCAGTGTTTTGAGCAAGTGTTCTAACGTCGTCTCTAAACTTCATATAAGCTTCGGCTTTTGCCTTATCATAATCAGGATTTCTAGTGCCATCTTTTTTAAACTCACTCATGCTAACGCCGTAGTTTTTATTACTAGCAGTAAATACGTCAATACCATCTTTTATCCAAAACTCTTTTGGCATAGTTGGAAATAAATGTTTTGGCATTGCTTCTAAAAAATTTTCTCTTCCAGCGTCAGTAGTTAAATCAAAACTTTTGCCCTGACCTCTAGCTTCTAAAACTTTGTCTATACCTTTTTGTTCTAGCTCAAGAGTGTTTTTTATCATTAAGCCGTCAACTTCTATAAACGCCTCGCTAAACGCCGCTCTACCCTGTGCAGTTGTAACTTTAGCTATATCTGTTTTAGCAGCACCTGCTTGCTCTAGTTTTCTTTGGGCACCAGATAATGAAACGCCTATAGACAAAGCTTTTGCGTTGCTTTTCAAAAATTGACCAATATCTCTATTGTATATGTTTGGTTGATTTTTAGGTGTTATACCTAGGTCTTGTTTAAACTTTTCAATAGTTTGAGGTGTAGGGTTTCTAAACTCTGGCTTTAATATTTTTACAGGTGTTTGAGTTGATAAACCTAAACTTCTACCACCTGGCGATGTTTCAGCGTCTCGTTTAACAGCACGATCTGTACTAGTAGCTCTTGGATCTACATAGTCTTCGTAAAAATAATCCATTACTAAACCTTTTATACCAATAGCTCTACCGTAAATATCTCTTGGCACATCTATATTTTCACCTATTTTATTTATATCAGCTGTTTTTCTAGTAACGTTTAATAGCGGTAAAGTTTTTATATACTTGCTAGCGTTTTCACCAGCATTAAAAACTCTTTGTATACTTTGGCCTTCAGCAGGTACAGGCATACCTTCTTGATATTTTGTAACTAAAGATAAGTTAGCACCGCCTTTCATAATTTTGTCAGCAGCTATATCAAATATAATTTCACCAACTTGACCAGCGTTGTTATCAATCACCTCTTTAAAAGTTTGACCTTCTTTTACTTTTATCTTAGATTTTATGTCGTTCGATTTTGTAGATACAATACTAAAATCTTCAAACATATCTATTTTTTGTACAAACGTTTGCTGTGTGTTTGCAGTGTCGTTTATATCACCGGCAACATCTTTTACGTTTGGATCATCAAGCTTAACACTGTCACGTATAGCTTGTATTTTAGCTTGTTCGTATATAGTGTCATCTTTAGGTTTGATATTTGCAGTAACAAATGTAGAAAACTTACGTTTTTTACCAGTTTTTGGATTAGTTGGTGTAAATCTTTTTATAAGACCAGGTAGGTAAACAGACAAAGCAGACACAACATTTTTTCTAGGTATATCACCAACTCTATCATCAAATTTTATAGCAGTCAAAGCTAAGGCGTTGTATTGAGCTAGTAGTTCTGCGTAATCTTTTCTATACTGAGGATTGTCTTTAAAATTAGGAAGTTTACTAAGTTTTTTAATTTGTCTTATTAACTTCTCAGGTGTTCTTTGTGTAGCTTCAGAAAATATTGGATCACCCTCAGGAGTTGTACCAGCAACTATTAAATTATTATCTCTTACACCCTGTCTAAAACTAGCAACATAAGCATTTATATCTTGAGCAGAATTAAACTTAAAATACATCGGTTGTTTACCACCAAAATATTTGTTAATAGCTGAGTTAAGTAAAAGCTTTAATGATACGCTTAAGCTTCTTCCTTCATTTATTAATCCAGCATCTTGAAGCTCTGCTAATAAAGGCGTTAATTCTCTTAAATAAACGTCACTTCCTTTAGCTTTATAATTATTTAATCTATTTAATATTCTGTTATATACTTCTGGATTAGAAGACTGTATTTCTTTTATTAAGTTTTCTACATCTGTTATTACAGCGTCATTTATACCGCGCATTTCAATATCTTCAAAAAGCTTTACCTTTGAGTCGTTTAAGTGCATAAGCTCGTGAAACACTGAAAAAGCCATAGCAGACTTTTCATAAGTAGTAGAAGATAAAACTATATTATTGATTACGTTTTCTTCAACAGCTATAATGTCGTTTCCAAAAAAACTTGCATTAGCCTCTCTACCACCAAATTCTCTTTTTCTAAAACCTAACTCATATTGCAGTAATTGCTCTTCTGTAGCTCCTTTTTCTTTTAGTATTTCTAATGCTTCTTGAGCGGTTTTTGCTTTTATTACACTACCTCCTAATCCTAAAGTCATAGAAACACTTTCGTAAAACTTACCAAAGAAAAAATAATCTTCTGCTTTTGCTTTTGTTTGTTTACCAACTTCCTCTAACTGCTTAATAACATTGTCGACTTGTTGTTTTTGATCTTTTTTTGTCTTACTTCTTAACTCACTTATTTCTTGATCAATATCGTCTATTTCTTGTTGTATTGCTTTTATTTTATTAGCAGCAGTTTTATTATATTTTTGACCTGACTGTGCAGATCCTATTCTCATAGCTCTTTCTTTTTTTTCACGTTTTTTTCTTTGAGCTTCAAATAACGCAAAAATATCTTTGTTAGACATATTAGAGACATCGGCAAAAAGTTCAGCGTCTTGAACTTGAGCTTCTCGCAATAATCTCATTGCTTCACTTTCTAAATAAAGCTCCATATCTGTTTTCTCACCTTCTACTATTCTACCATCTACAGTTCTAGTTCTTTTTCCTCTTAAAACTTCTATTTGTTTTGCTATTTCAGCAAATGCTGCAGATCTTTTTTGATTTTCTTTAATTTCTTGTGCTGTTGATATTTCGCTTCTTACAGCGTTGTATACATTACCAGCGATAGAAGGACCTTGTATTGCCATAGTTGAAAACAACACATTCATATTAAACTCTGCGTCAATACCCTCTATTAAAGACTTGTTTTCACCAAGCACACCATAATCAACTAAGTTATGACCAACTTGTGTAAATGCTTCTTCAAGATATTCTATACCTGTGTTGTAGCCAAATCCACCAGCACCTCTTAAAGCGCTACCTATAGTAATACCGGTTATATCGCTTTTGCTTAATAAAGCTAGTTTTTGAACATAACTCATTGTACCAAACTTTTCCATATAAGCAGCAATACCACCATATGTAATAGCGCTAAAAGCTTTTTGAAACTCTGTGTAGTTTAATTGTTTTAAAGCTAAATCTATTTGTTTATTAATAGCAAGTCTTTGATCTTCTGTAGTTGCATTTGCTAGCTCACCCATGTAAAAGTCTATAGCGCTTTGTGCATTTTTTTGACCAATTTCCATCTCAGCAAGTTTAGCACCACCTTCTAATCCAAAAAATAATCTAGTAAGATATGTTGTTGCTGGCGCTACAACAGCTTTACCACCAAGCTTTATAACACCACCATAAGTAAGAGCAGAACCAATACTAAATACATTATTAGCAAATAGTTGATTTGCAGCTTCACCAAAATTAGCGCCTGGTCCAGAAAACTTTACGTCTTGCCATCTTATATTTAAAGGCCTTGCAGCTTCTGTATACTGCTGTAGACTTTCTTGATAACTTATAACTTTGTTTTTATGTATATTTCCAAAAAACTCTATGTCTATATCTTCTTTAAGTCTAGCAAAGTTAGTTGTATAGTTAATCAAGAATTCTGGTATTTCTTCTAAATAATCAAGAGCTTTAACACCAAGACCAATCATATCAACTAAACCTTTTTCCATAGAAAGTGACATACCACCATCCATTGAGTAATCTAACATAAAAGCTTGAGCAACAAACTGAGTGTCATCTAACTTAGCAGTTGTTTCTAAGAAATTTTCTGAAGTTAAATTTATTGAAGCTGCGGCTAGTTTTTGATTATTTAAAGCAGTTCTATACTCGTTTAATACAGATTCATATTGAGTATACAAAGCTAAGCCTCTTGATTTATCTTGCTCTGAAGATGTTGGTTTTAAATTTAAGTCTGAAATTTCACCAACTAATTTTTCTACTTCAGGTATATATTCAGTAGTTACAACATTGTTAAAATCATTAGTTGCTTCTTGGTAATTTGCTTTAAGCGTAAGTATTTCGTTTATTTTAAAATCAAGATAATTTTTTAAAACAATATTAGCTTTTCCCTGATTTTTATATATTTGTGTTTGAGCAGCACGTCTTTCTTTTGCGCCTGAAGCAACATTAAAAAAAGCATCTCCATAAATTCCACTAAGCGGAGCAACCTGATTTAAAGTACCACTAACTAAAGCTTTTTTCTTTTTTTCATCAAAATCAAAAACACCAAAATCTTCTGGATATAAAGTTTCTCTATCTTCTGTTAAAGCTGTAGTATACTCATCAACCCATAAATTACCTGTTTTAGGATTAACAGCTGTAGCGTCCATATCGTCAAACACACCGTCCATAAGATTTGCAGCAGCTACTTTTCTTATAGCTTCATTGTCAATATCAGCAATATACAATTGCATTTGCCTCTTTTGCTCTTCTTTTACAGCGGCTATAATTTCTGCACTACTAACTAAACTTAAGTCAAACTCTCCAGTTTCTCTATATCTATTATAAGCTTCGTATTTGTCTGGCCCAGCAAAAGGAACTTTAGTAGCAAAATGATTTTTTAAATCAGTTTCGTAATCATTTTTAAAATCATATTCAAGACTTTTAAAATATGGAATTGCACTAATACCAGGTATAGGAAAAGGCTTTCCCTCTCTCTTTGTTTCGCTGCGTGGCCTTTCCATATTTTCTAAATCAAAATATTTTTCAGCTAAAACTTTTTTTACGGCAGGATTATCTTTATCTATACTGTTTTTAATAACAAAAGCACTTTGAGTAGCCTCTTTAGGTGTTTTTGGACTACGTGTTATTTGTGACTCTAAAGTTGGAACACCATCAACTTCAATGTCATATTTTTTAACATACTCATCAACACTCAAGCTTTCTTCTTGAGCACCAATAATTATAGTTTTTTCATCAAATACGTTTTCACCAATTTTGTATTGAGGCATATTAAATTTTATTTGTTATAAGTTGGTAATAATAAAAATTCAAAAGCTTTACGTTGGCCTAATTGATTGTACAAGGCTCTACCACTACCATCTTTAGCGTCTGCGTCATTACCTTCTACAGGCGTCATTCCTAAATTTTTATAATAATTACTTCTCCATTTACCATCTTTGTAATCAAAAGTAATATCTTGAATATTAAATGTTCTAGATTCACTTTCATTACCTTTCATTTTATTAACAAGACCTGGCTCGTCTTCAATTGTAAGTCTACGTGAAATAGGTAGCAAAACGCTATTTGCATTACTACCAGTTGTTTTTGGCTTTGCAGCGACAAATTTAGCTTTTGTAGATTCAACAAACCACTTTAGCATGTTAACTTCTAAATCTTTCACGTTGTTTGGCCCATAAAGACTAGCTAACGTTTGTTCTTTCATAGTTTCAAGTTCGTCATTTGTGTAATCAGGATTAGCAGCTATCCACTCGTCATTTGTTACTTTTAATAGGTCTTCACTGTTATCTTGAACATAACTAGCAGGCACTCCACTTATTAAAGGAAACTGATAGTCATAAGCTAAACTTCTTAATCTATCAAAACCTGAGTTTTTATTTGTTTTTAACTCGTTAAATAAACCTAACATTTCAGCAGAAAAATCTGATTCTTGAAACTCATCATCTTCGCTGGTTTTCTTAGTATATTTTTCTACAATACCTTTTATTCTTTTACTTAGCGCATCGTCTATATAATTTTCTTTATAACCATTAGTTAAATCAGCCATGCTAATTAACTCTTGAGTATTATTATCAAAATACATCAAACCTTCGTTTGTAAAAACTAAATTATCATTTATATTTGCGTCAACTGAATTATTAACAATATCAAGTATTCTATTTTCAACTTCAAAACTTGCGCCTTTTGACATTTTAGCATATTTATCATCTACGCCTCTCTGTATTTCTTCCCATTTAACTAAACCAGCCTTGTTGTTTTCAAGAACTGATTTTATAGTGTTAATTGTTCTTACAGCGTCTTTATACTTTTTAGAACTAGGTAGATTAAACGGGTCTTTTATTATATTAGTTGCATTACTCCATTCTTGCTTTGCTGAGGCCATAAAATCCATATTTTTATCACCGTATTGACCTTGAAAAATCTCGTCTGGCACAGCTTTTATATTTGTAAGCTTGCTACCATAAGAACTTATTTCGTTTGCAATAGCTCTTTTTTGAGTTGTATAAACACCTATTGCTTGAATAGCTTTTAGTATACCGCTATAGTCCCAAGCTTGCTCTTTTAAACGACCTGCTGCTCTTATTAAATTTTGATCTGCTCCCATAGTTTATTTTTTTTATGTTTATCCTGAACTAGGTAGTTCTTTACCAAAAAATGATTTACCTACGCCTAAGTTACTCATACCACCGCTTGTGAATCCACCAGCAGCAGCACCAACTACACTACCAATTATGTTACCCCACATAGCTTTGTTTGCTGCAATAGCGTCTTGTGCGTTACCAACCATTTCCATTGACATGCCAAGCATTGTAGCTTGTCTATCAAACTCCATACCTTGAACCATAGCAGCACCTCTCTGACCAGCCTCTCTACCTTGACGTTCTAAAGTTTGTAATCTTGAAGCTTCTCTCGCTTGAGATGCTCTATTAGCAGCTTCTTGTTGCCCTATAGAAGCAGATGCTTGTTGAGCTGCTTTAGCACCTTGGTTAGCTAGTGCTTGTATATTTCCAGCGTTAAATTGCCCACCAGCAGTTAAAGACTGTAGTATATTAGCTTGGCTTTGCTGCGCTTGTTGTCTTTGAAACTCTGCTTGTTGTTGATTAACTGTTAAGTCCTCAAAAGTATTTTCCATACCAGCGTATACATTTTCTTCATAAGGATTTTTAAACGCAAAGTCTGAGTACTCTTGCATTTGTTTTCTATATTCAGTTTCAGCTTTTTTTAATTTAGCTTTTAAGCTTCTACCACCAAACAAATCACCTAAAAATTTAGCTGGAGAACTTTTTTCTTCTTTATTTATATTTTTTTTCAAACCTACTGCCATGTTTTTATTGTTTATTTATTTATAATTACAGTTTTTATACGTTATTTACTACTTTCGGATATTTCAGAACTAACAGCAAATAGTTCTGCTTTTTTAGTAGAATTATTTTTTAAATTTACCTCAGCATAATAACCTTTTACTTTACCTAAATTAACTTTATTGTTTTTTGAAAACATAACAAAACTTTGATTAGTTAATACAGGCGCTACTACATTAGGATCGTTTGGGTCGTGAGGTTGACTAACTTTTATTTCGTAAGCTTGGTACTGATTACTTATAAACTCTACGTTGCCAAGTTTAATTAAAGAGTCTTTAGTAGCAGTATCATAACCACCAACAGTAGAAGGTGTAGTATACCATATTGTATCGCCTACTTGAAGAGACATGTTTAGTGGTTCGCCAAATTTTAATGTTATTTCCATGTTATCCTACTTTTAAAAAGTTGTCTAAGTTTAATGTTAAGGTTATATTATCTTTTCCAAATTTTAAAACTTCAATATCACCCGTTATTTTTAAAGATCTACTACTACCTACAAAAGTAACAGTAGCACCACTTTCAATGTCTTGATTAGCGTTTACAGTAACATCATTTGTACTTATACTCACAACATAAGGATCTGTTGTAGCGTTTTTTATACCTATGCCTTTTACAATGCTATTTGAAAAAGTAAGTGTTATACCGTCAGCTAATGTCTGCTTGGTAGAAAGCGTTATAGTTTTTGTTGTTGTGTTGACTGCTATAACTTCTGGTATACCAACAAGCGTTCCAGATGATATAGCTTGTAATCTTTGGCCAACAGCAAGATCTGTAACAGCCTCGTCAACAACAACTGTGTTTAAACTACTTGTAGCACCGTTTACAGTGTATTGAGCTTGCTGCTTTATACCGTTTGCACTTGTACAGTGTATTACAGCGTCTGGAACTGCAGATGTAGTTGTGGTTACAACGTCGTCTAATTTTACTTTTAAATTTGTAGCATTAAAAACTGTTTCATTAGCAATTTCAGAACCTTGACTTCCAGAACTTGTAAACACTACGTTTCTATCTACAACAAAAGTAGAGGCAGCGCTCAATATTACAGTACCTGCTTCACTTAAATCAATGCTATCACCTTCGTCGTTAATTTTTATTGGTACATCATACACAGTGTTTAACGCTGAAGATTTATTTGAGTTTTTATAACCTTTTATAACTTTTGTTATTGTAGTACCAGTTGCGATACCTGTTGCAGCAGCTTTCATACCAACAGAAAGTCCTTTTACACTATTTAATTCAAGCTCTGTAGATGAAGAACCAGCGGTAACAGTTGTTTTTGTTAAACTAGTTTCAAAGTCAGATGGTAAAGGTTGTCTTAGCGCTGTACAAAAACTTGAACTTAACGTTACGTCCCAGTCAAGCGAAAATTTTGTGCTATACACACTATCGTTTACCTGCGTGCTTACGCCAGTTACTGTATAATTACTTGGTTCTACAACAGCAGCGTTACTATGTAATAGTGAAAAAGTTACAGTAGTGTCAAGATATTTATATATTTTGTCAAAAACAATAACATTTTTATTATTGTAATTTTCTAAAGAAAACTCAGTGTCTTCGTGCGTAAAAACTGTTATAACGTAATAATCATCATCAGATATTGACGGAAATTTAATAACACCAGAATACAAGCCTGTTGAATCTATTTGTCTATCAACTAACGACGCTGGTGTTGCTGAAAAACTAGGAGCTGGCTCAAAAACTCCAGCACTTCTGTTAACTATTGTATTTTCAGGAAAGTTATAATAAAGACCAGAATCATTTTGCACAATTAAACCAAACTTAGCGCCTTCATCACCAACAACAGTGTAAGATCTGTTAACAAGAACTCCACTTGGCATTGAACTATTGTCTATTGTAAAACTATTTATTATTTTCATATCTAATTGTATTGACTAGCTAAGTCAGCTGAAACAGAGCTAGTAACAGTATCAAGGTTATCATCTTCAACTATAACTTCTATTGTAATATCTTGCACGGAGTAATTAGCAGAAACAGGATCTCCCGGAACTGACAAAATAACTGATCCAACGCTGTAAGTTCCAAAACTAGCAATATTAGTTCCTTGCATTGATAGCAAAGTGGTGTGCATATCTAGATAGTGAGTTGGATCTAACGGATCTATTGTAGAGTTAGCATCGTCAACTATCATAATTTGTGAAGGCAAAGATCCAGAACCTGCCGGCGATCCAGATGTAGTTACCATATCTGCTAAATTATTAATTTCCATGTCTTGGTACGGCGGTACACCACCTGTTGGTGTAGGTATACTAACATCAAAATTATTTAAAACAAGAATTTGAATAGGAGCATTAAGCGTACCACCATTTAAAGCATCTACCGTGTACAAAGTATGATTTGCCGGTGAAATATCACTAGTAATATTTAAAGGCGCCCAGGCAAGAGGCGCTGGGCCATAAGTACAAGCGTTAGGATTAGATGTTGTAGCCAATGGATCATAAGTTAATGAGCTTGGATCTGTGCAACCAGCATATCCTGGTATATAATCAAAGTCTAAATCAAGATGCATGTTTGATGTTAAAGGGTTTGTTGGGTGATATTCTGGAAAAACAAAAGCGTGTAAATGTGCTGGAAAACCATCGTTTATTACACTTGCAAATGGGTTATAAAACGCGTTTGCTGTTGCCCAAAATGTTTCGTCTTCTTCAATTGCAGGTGATAAACCGCCATTTGCAAACATACCAGAGTCCATTTCATAAACATCAATTAATATTATTTTACGCCAAGTAACTACGTCTGACGAGCTTAAAAAAGCACCATCACAATAAGTAGAGTTGTCAAAAACATAAGGACCTTGAAACCTATAAGTACCATTGCCTATAAAAGGTGATGGCCAGCATACTGTGCCATTTAAAACATAAGGATGTGAAATAGCGTTTTTTATTATAGTATTTGGCGCGCCGCCTCCATTGTAATAAGGAGGATCAGGCGGATAACAACCACCACTACCCTGTCCATTGCCTAGATCAGCGTTCCAAGACCAACTACTAGTTATTCCGTCTATTTTAAAATTACCTGATATAACTAAATCTTCAATTGCATAATTATTTGGTATTACTTTCATAGTATAAAAAGGCACACCGGTAGGTGTATATTGAATAACACTGTTTGTAGGATCATTAATATTAGCATCTTCTATAACAGTTATAGAATATAGATTACTTGGATTACTAGTTGTCGTTGTTATATGTAAATTACTATGTGGCATTTATTTAATTTTAAGCGTCTTGATCATTAGTATCTTGCACTGTTAAGTTTGGTAGTACGCAACTACCATCATCAACAGTTGCTAATGGATCGTAATTTAAAGCGTATGGATTTGTACACCCAGGTATTGGTTGTGGTGGTGGTGGCGGTGGCGGCGGTGGTGGCGCGTACTGACACTGTTGTTGATCGTGAATTTGCGCTAATGGATCAAAATTTAAAGCATTTGGATCCATACAGCCAGTAGGTAATGGTGGTGGAGGTGGAGGTGGGGGTGGAGGGGGTGGTGGTGTGACAATATAACGGCCCATATCAACTGACATAGTTGATATTCTACCTAATCCTTGATATGAAAACTGTTTAGTGTCAATATCAGTATTGTTTATTATTTCGTTACCTTGTATAAAGTTAAACCATTTACCTTCTTTTTGTATAAACTCAGGCACATAACCTTCTTGTTTGTCTGTTTTTATATAAGACGAATACCAACCTTGTTTTTCTTGTAAATTATAATAACCTGTTTTTACATCTGTAGTTTCTTGATTTACTTTTGAATCACTACCTTCGTAATTTAAAGTTTTATAAGACTTTATTAAACTAGCCTCGTCATTTAACAATACTGTAACACTAGACTCGTGTTGCTCTCCATAAAAATTATTTCTTGGTAAAACATTTCCGTTTGAATCTTGTTCAACATGGTGTTTATATAAGTTACCATCTTTAAATGTGTAGTAATTGTTTGCCATGCTAACAGCTTGTTCAGGTAAAAAAGACTTAAAACTTACAAAGCCTTTTACTGTTTCGTCAAAAGATACTGTTGTGTCTTGAGGTGTTAACGTTAAGTTGTATTGATTTTTATCACCATCATAACTACCTAACAATTTTGTAGAAAACTTTAAATTATCAGAAAAATAATCTGACATATCATGTTCAGATATAGGTGTTAAACCGTCCATTGATAATCTAAGCACAGCTCCTCTTTGTTTGTCTGTAAAATAAACTCTATAATTTTCAAATGCAAAAGACTCTGGGTTTTGTGATATACCATAGTCGCCAGAAAAAGGTACTGCTTGACCTAAAACATTTGGAGTTGCTACTAAATTTGGATTACCATCAGCATTAAATACGGCGTCTTTATTTGCTAGTATTTTTATTACTTTGTCTTCACAAAAAGCTATTAAGTCTGTTTGTCTTGTAAATAGCTTTTGTATACTACCATAAGTTGGATTTAAATCTTTTGTTATACCTTCTGCTTGAATAAATTGATTTAAATTATTAACGCCAGACATAGAATTATATAAGCCAGAAAATATTAAACCACTTTTTCTTCTTTCTTCTTGATAAACATCTTCTATTGGCGCAGATACTTTTGCTCCTTTGTCTATAATTACTTGATTAAAATCATCTCTAAGCCTATTTGACTCAACACCATTTGAAAAAGAATAACAATTTGACCAGCTTAATCCAAAAGTTTTGCCAACCTCTTCTTCAAAAGTAACAAATTGAGATGTAATACCTGTAAGTGTGTTTGCAGGATTTACTAAGTTTTTAAATTTCAAATCAACATATTCTCCATTTTTACCTGTAAATCTAAAGTTTTCTCCACTAACAATAGTACCAGTAGGTATTTCTATAAACTTGTCTAACTTTGCTTTCGCACCGTCCCAAGATAAAAGTTTTGTTCCTGCTGGCACAATATCAGGAACACTACATGTAACTACATCATTTTTAGATGCTAAAAGTTCACTTGTTTTTTCGTTAAAATTTACTGGATAAGCGTTACTTGCTTCGTAATAAATATCTAAGTCAATATTTTCTTTAGGTTCTGTTTCAAAAATTGCAGGATCGCTAACAAGCACTTTATCGCTGTCATCATATCTTACGCCTAAAAATTTCATGTTAACTGGCGTGCCTGTTTGTGATGTTGCCAATAAATTACCACCAGCCCAAGAGCTTAACGCAAGATAATCTTCGGTTATAATTTCATTGCCTTCAATGTCTACAGGTACTATTGGAAATATATATGTTACTCTTCTATTATTAGGATTTACAAAAGCATTTATATTTTCAACAGCACTTGGATTATTAGCTGTACCGTATTCTATAACATATTGCATCCACAACATTGCATCATAATAGTTTGTGTGATTCCATCTTCTATATCTTCTAGCGTTACCAGATATTCTATATCTTTGCTCTAAAGTGTCACCATCAAAAACAAAAGTATTACCAGCCACTAATTGATCTGCAAAAGTTTGAGAACCTGTAGGTAAATCCCAAATAGCATTATCATTAATATTTGTAATAGCTATGTCAGTAATTCCAGCTAAGGTGCCTATGTAATCTATTTTTAAACTTGTGCTATTTAAAACTGAAAAAGATAATTCTAAATACCATTTGCCATCTAAAGCAGATTTAAAAAATCCTCTTCCACCGTGATTTGGCATATTCCAAAGACCATTGTAAAAATTAGCTGGATCTAAAGCGTTACCAACATTAAAAGAATTTGAACCATAACTACCTTGTCGCCAAGGGCCTAACGTTTCGTAAAACGTACTCCAAACCAAACTACTTTGACCTAAAGAATCAATAACCGCAGGTGGCCAGTTACATTGATTTTCAAAAACGCTATCGTTGTACAAATAAACTTGAGTAAAAATAGTATCTGGCCAAGTATCACGGTTTTGAGTATTGTTACGTTTGTATATCATGCTATTTTCACCTTCTGAAGAGCTGTTTAACACGTGTTGACCTCTATAATAAACAGCATCTATAAACCAATTAGCATTATCGTTAGCATTACCACCTATTTCTAACAAAGTATTCCACTCTTGAATATCTCCAGCTGAAAATCTACTTAAACAATATTTGTCTTGGTCAGATCCTTCTTCATCGTATATCTCCCTGTGACCAGTAGTTCCATCACCGTCATTATCTGTTGTGGTAGCAGTTGTGCTATCAATACCTTGCGCAGAAAGATCTGCAAAGTTATATATAGGAGCTTGTGCTATTGTTTCATAAGAAGCTTCACCAAAAGAAGGTAAAAGTATTTGGTCGTTAATGACATCATCTTTTTCTATTTGAACAAAAAACTTACCTTCAAACGCCGATGTATTTTGTAGCAAAAGCTTATGCATTATTATTTCTAAAGTAAAATCCCAACCGTCATTATCAGCGTTGTTAGCACTTGCTGTGGCAGGGTCTGTATTTGCTGAATATATCCAATTATCTTGCTGTTTTAAAGGCTCGTCTAAAGTTATTGAATAAGTACCAGGGTCTGAAGAATTACCAGGGTCTGTGTCAGATGTAATGTCAATTATTTTATATTGCGCACTATGAAGGCCATCACTACCTCTTTTAAAAGTAATTGTAAGTTCTTCTTCAACTTCTTCTAAATCAGGTAAAACAAAATTACCAATAGGTGATAGCCAATTTTTTTTATTTATTTGAAACGTACTTTTATCTATTTGAGGCGTCTCGTCTAAATCTTCAAAAAAGTAACTTATTGGTGGTTTAACAGGATTAGTAATATTTACATCTGCTAAATCTAAATCACCAACTGTTGAACACAAAACTCTTTCTACTGTTTTAATAAATTGAGGCGCTTCGTTTTCTATAGATATAATTTTATATTTTTTATCTTCAACAATTTGATTTGAAGATCCAGTAGTCTTTTTAGGTATTAAAAAAGTTTCTTCATCAACTTTATTTCTTTCAGAAGATGGAAATGATAACCAAACATTATTATTTTCTGCTTCATAAATATTATGCATTGCTAAGTTATAATATTCATTAGAAGTTTCTTTTACATAAAACTTAAAATATTTTGCCCAGTTAGGATGTGGAGTAGATATTTTGCTAATTATTTTGTTTGATAATTCAGCTTGATTTTTAGGTACTTTAAACGAAGAAAGCGTGTTGCTAAACACAGGGGTTTCTCTACCGTATTCGTCTAGATAAACTATTCCCAATTGATATTCTCTAAAAGATTTTATTGATTTTTTACCAATAATATTATCAACATCGCTTTCGTAAAACCTAGGACCATACCAAGACTCTATAATAGGAGTTAAAGGTAAATTGTTGCCATCAAGTATATTATAGTTTTGCTCGTAGTTACCATACACTATTCTGTTACCTGTAACTTCTTGTGCTAAAGCTTTTTTAGGTACATTATCAAAAGGTCTTATTAATTGATTTTCTGGAACCGCAGCATATATAATATCAGAGTCTATTTCATAAGCGTTAGCATCCCAGTAATTTGTTGTTGTTACACTACCTATATTATCAACGCTACTAGTTATTGCAAAGTCAGAGTATTTAATTTTATCTACAATGTAAACTACTGGTGAATTTGAGGCTTTATATAAAAGATCAACCTGAACAACGTCTTCAAGCATATCTTGCTGTATAAAACCAGAAACAATTAACTTACTTAAATAGTTTTGCATACCAGTATTGTACGCTTTTCTTGTTTGATAATCAAAAACAGAAGGAATAAATGCTATTTCTGAAAATGGAGCAAAAGTAGAATATTCACCATTTTGATACTTGTATCTATAACTAAATCTAGCAAATTGTTTTTCAAAAAATTTTTCGTTATTACCACCTTGCTGTACGTCGTACCTAACGGCTTGAGTTACACTTGACAAGCTTGACACGTAATATAAAACTTCAACTACATAACTGTGTGGCGGGTATATATAAGTTGGCCCTTGACTTAAATCTTGTTTACCACTAATATTTTCTTTAACTAAAAGAACTATTTCAAAATCTTCATCTAAGTCTGCGCTAAGAGTAGAATTTGCTAAATATATTTGTTCGCCGGTAATAAAATTAGAACCTAAAGTTATGTCAAAGTCTAAAAGTCTAAAAACATCACCTACATTGTATATAACATCGTTAGCATCTGAAAACTTTAAATCAACTGTACCACGCACTGCATTTTCTTGGCTAATATCTAAAGTTAAAGCTTTTTTTGGAGCTTTTTTAATAACTGTTATATGTTCTTCTCTTATTTTTATATTACTACCAGCTGTTATATCTCTTTTAGGTACAACTAAATTTGTGTGACGATAACCAACAGGGTCTGTACCTTCTTTACAAAGTTTTATATTTATTTTTTTTGGCTCATAAACGTTATCTGTCCAAAAAAGTAAATCATCAATAATATTAATACCCGTTATAAGTCTAGTAGCGCTAAACTTCAAAACATTTTTTTCAATATCAACAAGCACTGGTAAAATATTATTGTCTTTATATTCTACAATCATATCAATAAACCTACTTGTTACAAACCAATATAATGCATTATTTTTTTCATCAGCAATAGCGCCAACACAAGTTGAATTAGCTGGTATAATGCTAGACAATTTGTCGTTACCCAATATGTTTTGCACAGTACCTACGTCAGATCCTTCTGAAGTAGAAACCTCTATATTAACAGCATGTCTATATTGACCATTAGGTACTAGTCTTTCGTCAAGATCTTTATTCATTTTACCTTGACTAAAAACGTGTTTAATTTCTGGCATGTATTAGTGTTTTATAAATTTTGATCTTGCTCTAAGTATTCTTGTGAGCTCTTCTAATTTTAAATTTGATAATCTTAATTTAGCATTTCTTGTTGCTGCAAATTTTTCTTTTCTATATCTTTGCACTATATATTCTGGCACGTTCATTTTTGTAGATAAAATAGCATATGCTATACGCATATACATCGCTTGCTCTGCAAACTTATGCACTTTCATTTCAGCGTCAGTACCAAGGCTATCACTTAAATAATCTAAAACAATAGTTTGTCCAGATATATTTGAGCTAAAGTGAACTAAACCTTTATTGTCGTCTATATAAAAAGTTCCATTTGCTTGAGCGTAGGCTGGATCTAAACCGTATCTTTGTCCAACGTTAAAATCAAATCTATCAGTATCGTAAACAAAATTATTGTAATTACTATGCTCTAACAACCCTTTTTGCTTGTATTTTTCCCAAGTGTCTGACTGTGTGTTCATGTCAACAATTATAATTTGAGTGTTTGCTTGTTGAGTATTAGCAGGAAACCCAGCCGTGTTAGTAGGTATTTCTAAAAGCTGATCTGCTTCATATTCTGGATTTGTTATAGTAATACCAGTACCAGTATAATTAGCGCTTGTTGAATCACCAACAGTAGCTACTGTAGAGTTTAGTGGTATGCCAGGTCCAAACACAGCCATACCTACTTTTATGTCAGTATAAGTATCTTGAAAGTTTATTTGATTAGTTCTGCCATTATAAGCAAGATAATTTGTAGTTGTGTTTCCATTTGCCATTGTACGAGAGTCACCCGTAACATTAACCCTAATTTCTTTAGCAAATTGCTGCAAAGGTGTTTTTGATTTAAACGAACTATCGGCTGTATTATGAGTTCCTGAAGCTATTACATTGCCAAAAGAATCATAAGATCTTGTAACACCGTATTCTTCATACAAGCCTGTTGCAGGATTTTTCCAAACATTTTCTTCAAATTTTAAAGTGCCATCACTGTTTTGTTGATACGCTGTAGGGTTTGAAGTTTTTGAAGTAGGGTATATAATTCTTTTTACACCAGCCTCATCAACAAAAGAAAGTTTAGTATAATGGACGTAGTCTTGAGGCAAAGGTATTGTTAGTGTTGCTGGAACTTCTAATTCATAAGACTTTGTACATTTAAAAGTATCAAAACTTAATTCAGCTAAAGATCTTTGAGCGTGAAAAGCAACGTCAGTTCTTTTTACTTTGTTTATTAACTTGTCTTCTCCAACATAAGCAACAAGAAAAGTGTTTATAATATCTTCTAATGATACAAACTGATAATTACCGTAATTAGCAATACCATTGTTTTGAACACCATCAACACCTTGATAATACTGAGCAGAATCTAAACCTAAATCAATAAGTTCTGGATTTCCTGTAACTGCGTTTTGTGATTGTATAATTCCGTCTAATAATCCCATTTTTTATTGTTTTTCTTGTTGAATACTTTTTTGTTCTTCTGTATTTGCAGCTTGATATATTGTAGCATCTTTAATAGTTATACCTGCTAGCGATAATATCTTTATAATTAAATTGTTTTCTTCTGATGGGTGCAACTCAAAGTCTTGACTTTTTGTTGGATCATATAACGCTGTTTCACCAACAACAGTATATCCCCAGTTTATTTCTTTAGGTTTTCTTATATAATGACAGTGTACGTTATTTGTGAAGGTAGGATAAAGCCTAAAACCTCTAGGCATATCTATATAAACAGCTCTTTGTAAGGTAGGTTTGCACAGCGGCGAGAGTTTAATGTTTAAATATTCTTTTTGAGTAATTTGTTCTACAATTCCATAGCCAGTTTCTATAGTACCAACTCTGTAAAGTTCTCTTGGTTTTTGAAAATAAGGTGAATGGTAGTTTAATAATTTTATGTTTTTAAATATACTAATTTTTTCTTCTAATAAAGTTAGCATATCAGCATATTCAGTATCGTTACCAGGAGTTCTACCAAACTGATTTATATCATAAAAATATTGCTCAAATATATCCATCTGAGCATGATCTGCAAATAAATTAAACTCTTGCGGAGTAATATAACCTCTTTGCTCTTTATTAGCTATTGCTAAAACTTTTTGATATACGTTATCTATATTTACCATATTTCTTTATTGTAGTTTGCGATCGCCCCGTAGAGCGACCGCTTCTACAGTTTGATTAATTTAATCTTTTTTCTATATTTGCATATATTTCCATACCTTCATCAGTTTTAAACCAATGCGCTAAAGCTGTGTATGGATGCTCGTCAAAAGGTACAACCATTATTTTTCTACCATTAGATCCCCATATAAAGTTTCTTTGGTCTGAAGATAATCTTATTATACCAAGCTCAACAGCTTTAATACCAAAGTTTCTTAGCATTACATTTTCATCATCTGCTAACTCTAAGAACAATTTAGGATTTCTTTTAGCAAACACAAGTAAATCACGTTTAAGTTCCTTAGAACTCAACTCTGACACTTTAGAGCCTATCTCTACTCGCATTATAGCTTCTGCCATATCAATATCTACGTTTTGAGCAGCTAATAAAGCTTCAACTTCCATTTCTAACGTGTCTATTTCTTCCGCAGCTATTAATTCTGGTTTGTATTCTTCAAATAATTTATCTCTATGTGGGTGGTATAAACTTAATAGTTTTTGCAAAACTGTTTTTTCTTTTTCTACAAACAAAGTACCATTTCTAAATATAATATGAGATAATCTTTGATCGCCTTTCATTTCATCAACAAATGGAGTTCTTTGATTTTCACAATATTTTAATTCTCTTTCATAACCTTTTTCTTCATCAAACCAATAAATATTGGTAGACTTAATCATTCGTGATAATGGTTTTTTGTTACTAGTTAAGTTGTATAATCTGTCTTTAATTTCCCACTCATTTTTGGGTTTTACTCTTTCTCTAGTTTCTGGTTGTTCTACAACCTGTGGCTCTTCAATAGCCACTTCTGCTTTTTGTTTTTTTGCCATAATATAATATAATATAAGTTAATAAAATAAAAAGGACCGAGACCGAAGCCTCGGTTCCTTTTAAAATTGATTAGTTTAATAACATAAAGTTGTTAGCACCTTGTGTAACTAAACATCTTTCTGATAGCATGTGGATTTGCATTGCATCTAAAGCAGATGTAGCAGCTCCAACAGAACCAGTAACCCAAGTCTTCATTCTTCTGTTATCCGTTTGTGAAGCTCTGTAACGAACATGTAAGAATGGTCTCTTTAGGTTTTTACCTAATTGTTGGTCATAAACAGTAGACGTACCAGCTGGGATAAAGACACCTCTAATAGCGTTAACACTATCAGCTGCATTAATACCACCTCTAGTAGCTTTGTCATTTAAGTATCTAAAGTCAGACTTATAGAAGTCATAAGAACCTCTTCTGAAACCAGAGAAACCTAAATTTAATGCCATGTCTTCTGAGTTGTTAAATACTCCGTAAGAAGTACCACCACCTCCATAAGAATTCATAGAAGCTAACATGTCATCTATAGCTAAAGCAGTAGATCTGTTTAAGAACATCATGTTTTCTTCAATAGCTCCTTGAGAATCAAACTCAGCTAATATAGCGTCAAACTCATCTAAGTCAGAACCACCACCAGTAATACCAGAAGACATATTACCTCTGCTTTCAATAGCAGCGAATAAACCTTCAGTACCACTACCACCAGTAGACTGAGCAGAGTTGTACATTACATTAGATGAATCAGCAACAGAGTTAGCATCGTTTAACTCACCTTCAAGCATAGCCATTTCTAAGTAATCAGTGAAACGAGCTCTTGTGTCAGCTTCAGCTTTTAAGTACCATAAGTACCCAGAAGCACCACCTTCAGAAGTAACTTCTACCCAACCAATTCTAGCAGTATCAGAACCTGATACTTCGTAGTAATCTTTCATGATAATTGGCTTGTTAGTAAAAGTTTGGAAAGAAGGTTCGTTAGCACCTCTATCATCTTGTTGAGTAGTTACAGAACCACCAGCAAAGTATCTAGTACCTTTAGTGTATTCAGAACCATAAACTAATATAGTAGTTTTGTTAGATGTACTAATATTCATTGCAGATGAAAAACCAGTAGCACCTGAATTGTAAGGAGCTACATCAATTACATCAGAAGCAACTGTAGTTACTAAACCTTTTACAGTACCACCAGCGTTAGATACGATAACTGTATCGTTAACTCTAATACCATGAGATGCTGCAGTATAAGTTGCGTTTGCATCGATATGTCCTTCAATTGTAATTTGACCAGCACTATCTTCACCAGAACTTTGAGATTCTACGTGACCAGTGTATGATAAATGTAAACGACCTTGCTCAGACCAAACAACTTGGTCAGCAGTCATCGCTTCTTCAGCCCCAACTTGAGATAAGAAACCTGAAATAGTTCTCGGTCCGAAAACTTCAGCTTCTTGCTCCATTAGGTCTGGTAAATATTGTTGAGCCCACGTTTTATCCGTAGTACCCGTGAAATCTAGATAGTTTGAAACTAATGTTTGTTGCTTTGCAGCAGGTACACTGTTTAAACTACCACCTCCAGTAATTGCCATAATTTTTAATTTTTAAATTTATTATTTGTTTTTAATTTTAAACTTAAAGTTAGGAGAATCATCGTTAAGCACTCTTACTTTTGTACCACTAAAGTTTTCATTTGAAAATGATTGTCTAGGGTCCATGCTTACATTTTTAGCTTTTGCAACACTATCTTTCATTGCGTCAGCTTTACCTTGCTCGTAAAAATGCCTAGCAATAGCGTCGGGATTCATGGCTGTAAATAAAGATTTATGATAACCTTTAGCATCTGACATTTCATTATTTTCATTCAAGAACTTCTTGACAAAATTATTAATGTCGCTTTGAGTTTCTTTTATCTCACCAGCGTTTTTCACGTTAAACCGATATTTTTTATCTCCGACGTTATATTCAAAACCTTTGAATTTATCGTTAAAAACTTGTTGAGTTTTTAATTTAAAAGTATTAGTTTGTTTGTCCGCTATTTTTTTGTTTTCTTCTGACTCTTTGTTGTATCTATTAAAAAAGTCCATAGCTTTTTTCTGCTCAGATGTTAATTTTGAGCCAGCTTTAACTTCTTCATAGTATTTAGACTTTTGCCCGTCTAAGTGGCTTTTAGCGTTGGCAACTTGCTCTTTTAACGCTATTTTCTTTTTTCTTATTTCTCTTTCTTCATCTACTTCTTCATCAAATGAAAATGAATCATCAATTAAAAAAGTAATTTCATCGTCTGTAAGATGTTTTTTTGTTTGCTTGTAATACTCTCTCAAAACTGTCATATCATCATAACTAGAATAATCTTGATTAAGTCTTACATAATCTTCTAGAGTACCACCAGTATCTTGCATAAAATCTACAACTTTTTGTAAATTTTCAGGTAAAGGAACACCTGTTTTTTCAGACTCTTCAACAGCTTCAACAACCTCTTCAGTTAGTTCTTCTGTTTGCTCTTGAACTTCTTCTTCAGTAACTTCTTCTAAGGCTGGCTGCTCTTCTTGTGTTTCAGCTTCCGGTTGTACTTCTTCTTGTTTTTCTGTGGTGTCGGCATCTTCAACGAGCTCAACCACTCTGTTGTCGTCAGTGTTATCTTCTTTAACTTCTTCTGTGGTTTCATTTTTTTCTTCTGTTTTTGGTGTTGGGGGTTTTGTTAAATCTACTTTAGTAACATTAGTTTCTTCAACTTCTTGTTTTTTACTAAAATCAACTTTTGTTACGTTTTCTTTAGCAGCCTCCTCAGCTACAGTTTCTTTTTTCTTTTTTGCCATAATATAATATAATAATAATTAATAATTGTTATCTAGGATCAAAACTACCTAATCCAAATCCGCCTCCTAATATATCATTACCTGCGGACTCAAAGTTTTTAGGTGCTTTTTCACCTTTTCTTTGTTCTATAAGCTCACTTTGTTGTGTGGCTTGTATTCTTGTTCTTTCGTCTTTACGATCTTCTTTTTCTTTTTCTCTAGTTTTTTGCCCTTCAACTTCCATGCTCTTTAACTGCATGTTCATTTGAAATTCTAACTCCATAAGTTGTTTTTTATATTCAACTTCTTGAGCTTGTTTTTGAGCGCTAAGCTGTGCTTTCATTTGTTCAAGTTGTGCTTCTGCTTGAGCTTTTGCCATTTCTTTTTGAACTTCAAGTTCCGCTGAAGCTTGCTGTGTTTGCATATTAGCTTGAGCTTGAGCTTGAATATTTTGTTGTTGTACAAGCTGATCTCTTTCTTGTTTCTTTTTTCTTCTAATTTTTAATATTTGATTTGCTAACTTAACGCTTTTTATTTCTCTTACATCAATAGCGTCTTCAAGATCTATTGTTTGTTGTTGCAGTGCCATTTGAATATTATTTTCAAGCATTGCTTTTTCTTCGTCATCAGGCATTAATTCTATAAATATACCAAAATCATATAAATGTAAACCAGACATTTCTTTAAGTGTAGCAACATTGTGACTGCCTATTTGCTGTATAAAAGCATCAGCAGTTGGCGAGTATTCTAGTATGTCAGATATTCTAAGTGACAAACACTCTGCGACTTGTTTTGTTAAAAATAAACCTGACTGTAATATATGTCTTGTTGCTGTGTTGCTATTTGCAGCTGCGAGTTTTTGTACTCCAACCAAAGCGTTTTTATCTGGCATACTACCATCTCTAGCTTCATTAAGACCTGTTGTGTCTCTAATCATCTGTAAATAGTAATTATAAGTTTGTATTAAACTTTGCATTTTAGCACCGCCACTACCTGATTGTATTTCTTGAATAGGTACTTTGCCTGGATTCATATCACCCTCGCTTGTAAATGATCTACCTATAACACTACCTGTTTGGAAGAACATATTTAAAGCTTCTTGTGGATTATAATTTGTACCGTTACCTAAATCTATTTCAGCTAAACCATCAGCATCTAAATAAACACCATCTGGCACCATGCGTGATAATACTTGTTGTAGCTTTAAATGCGTAAGTTGTATCATATCGGCAAAACCAGTTATACGCTGTACTAAAGACTCTATACGGCCTTTATACATACGTGGGGCTACAACACTATAGTTCATCTTAACTTTAGTAAAATCACTTTTTGGTCTCATCATGTTTTTAGCCATTTCCCACTTAAGCAATTTATTAGTAGCTAATATTAAAGCTCCGTCGTACAAACACTCTATAGATCTTTCAAGTTTGCCAAAGTTACCAGAATCTTGTGGTGGATTAAACGTGTCGTCTTTAGCCAATATTTTTTCAGCGCCAGTACCAGTTTCTTTTACTTTGTAAACTTCGTTCATATAAGTTTTATAATTAAAGTATAAAACTTGAACTTTATTACTATCTTCTTCTTTTAAGTTGTGATTATTATTATGATAATTAGCTTGATGATAATTTTTGTTTCTAACTATATCTTCTAACTCTACGTGATCTAAATGTGGAAACTGTTTTACTAATTCGTTTATAGGTACACTTTTAACCTCACCAACATAGTATATATCATCAAAATATGGTGATTCAGTATATGAATAAACTAAATCTGCTGGATCAACGTAATCAACAACTACACCTTCAGACGTATTAAAAGAAGTTTTTACAGCACCAATACCTAAAACTGTAAGGTCATAATAAAATCTTTTTTTAATTAACTCGTAGTCATTTCCTTCTAACAAAACGTTTAAAGCTTGTTCTTCTGCTACTTCTACAGCTTGTTTATAACTAAGCTGCATATGTAAATCTAATTCTTCTTTTGAATCAGGTAATTGTTCTTTATCGTTTTCGTACAAGTCAACTCCAAAAGCACCAGCAACATAGTCGCTCAACTCTTGTGTCTGCATGTCTCTAATTATAGAGTTCATGTACTCTGTACGCTGACTAACTCCGTAAGGATCTTGAGAATATGCTTTTATGTCGTATGTTCTTTCCGCAATACCATTAACTACTATGTCAACAAACTTAGGTATAATAGGCACTGGTTTCCAGTCTAAATTTAAATAAGATAAATCACCATTTATAGATAACTCATCTTTGTATTTTTGTATTGATTGTTCGCCTCTAGCATATAGTCTTAACTTATGAAAATCATTTTGATTACTTCTATATCTATTAGAACCTCTATCAGTATGAAACCACTCAGCTTCAATAGCTTTAGCTACTTTCAAACCATAATCATAGCTCATTTTTTCCAAGTCACTTACAACTTGGCTTGGAAAATAGTTATTTATAACAGACTCTGCCATATTTATTCTTTAATTAATTTAGATGTATTACCTTTGTTACTATATCTAGCAATACTTATGTTAAGTTTCGGTTTTTGCATAGGTGCGTTTGGTCTATATAAATGCCTATTATTAGCCATTATAGCTAATCCAGAACTAATAGACGCATCATGCTTTGTTCTTTTGTTTATATCAAATTTAGCCCAGTCGTTTAATAACTCGTTAAAATAACAACTGCCAAATGTACCGTCTTGTTTCATACCTACGTGATCTTGTATATACATTTCAATAGCTGCGGCATGAGCTTGTTTTATGTCTTCACTTGAGTTTGGTATACCACCCACTTCTTTTTCTGCTGTAGATAATTTGTTCCATATTTTATCAGGTCTGTTCATACTAAAACCTCTATAACCTCTACGTCTTAAATAATACAATAAACGAGGTTTGTTGTTTTCTGCAAGCAAAGGCATTCCGTAAAAAACTAAAGCCATTAAAACGTCTTCAAAAAACATCTCTGCAGTTTGAGGTCTGGCTAAGTATTCTAAAAAAAACTGATTAGCCGGAGCGTCTTCCATGCTAAACTTAGTTAGCCCATGTAAAGCACCTTTAGAACCTACACCATCTACAGTTCCTGATATATCATAGCTATCACAACCAAAAGCACCCATGTGTTCGTTACCAGGATATTTTATACCGTTTTTTATTACAACTTTGTTTTGTATATTAGATGGTGGTACCCAACTTACTTTAAATCTACCTTTTGGATCTGGATAAAATATAACATTTGAATCTTTTATACCGTTAATCCATTGAAAATTACCTTTAGTTATACCAAGAGATCTATACATCTCTTCATTATAATCTATTTGTTCGTATATTTTTACTAAATTAAATATACTGTTTTTTGTTTCGTCTCTAAAAGCATGCTCTTCAGTACGCGGAAACTGTCTGTAAAATTCATTTAAAGCATCTTGATCATTTTTTAAACCATCGGCTTCATTTTGCCAACTGTCTATAACACCTATATCTATTAACTCTCCATGGGGGTCAAAGACTTCATTACTCGGATTATCGAAGACTGGGCTTCCGTGCTCGTCAATAAATCCTTCGTAGTTCCACTCCATTGGGATAAAAAGAGAATATAAACCAGACGCTGTCTGTCCATTTCTGTTTCGCTTAGTAACGTCTGATGCGTTGTATAATCGTTTGAAGTTTTCTCCACCTTTGTCTAATGCGTTTGATGTTGAGCCCATCATACATTTACCTATAATTCTACTACCTAATCGTAAACATGTTTTTGTAACTCTCCAGTTATTTAATATATTA